AAGACAAAGCTTACATACTGATAGAATGGCATCTGCTCCCAAGCGAGGCCTATTTTTGAAAATGACAAAAGTAGGAACCGCATCAAATGTACAAGAATTTGGTGAAGAAACAGATTTAACAACACTAAGAGCTGTTCCTCAAGGTGTCGATTTTGATGTAGAATCCGCAGTTGGAGCTTCTGCTGCTCCGCAAGCAAAGGCTCCTGCGCAAGCAAAGGCTCCTGGAGCTGCTCCTGCTCCAAAGACAAAGGCTCCTGGAGCTGCTCCTGCTCCAAAGACAAAGGCTCCTGCGCAAGCAAAAGCTTTGCCTGCACTTGCTGAAGCAGAAGCAGAAGCAGAAGCAGAAGCAGTCCCTTCCAAGGACTTAGCAGGTTACAGTGATGAGTTACAGGATCTTGCTATAGATATTCTCGGTGAAGAAGAAGCCAATCCTTACAAAGACAAGACATCTAGACCTATTTTTCCTATGCAAACCCGTCTCGGTTTCCAAAAGCAGATCCTCAAGGTTTATTCATCCTTCATCAAGATTCCTGAACTAGGCAAGGCGCCAGATTTCGAAGCTTGTAAGAAACTCGGTGCCACACAGGCCCTCGAGGTCTACGAGTATCAGAAATTCGTTCGTGAATATGTCAGACAAGCCTCTCCATACAGAGGCCTATTAGTCTACCACGGCCTCGGTTCAGGAAAGACCTGTTCCGCCATTGCCGCCGCCGAGGCCTTGTTCTCAGTATCAAAGAAGAAGATCATTGTTATGACACCTTTTTCACTAAGAGATAACTTTATTCGCGAAGTCAGTTTCTGCGGCTTCCGCCACTTCCGTCTTCAGAACCACTGGATCAAGCTTGATAGATCCAATCCAACGATCAGTCTTTTTGCCACAGAAATCTTAGGCATTCCCGCAGAGTTTGTGAAAAAGGCTGCCACCATCTGGGTTCCAGATTTCGGCGAAGGAAAGGCTCCCAATTTCAATGGCTTGGATACAGCCGATAGACAGCAGATTGTCAAGCAAGTCACCGCGCAAGTGACAAGTCGCATTGAATTCATTAACTACAACGGCATCACGGCATCCAAGCTCAAGGAGCTCGCATGCCGCCCTCTAGACGCAAATGGCAGAGGTCCTTTCGATGACGCAGTCATAGTGGTAGACGAAATCCACAATTTAACTCGTCTCATGCAAGGCACCATTGAACCTTATTTAACATCTCTCCCTGGCCTCAAGCGCAAGGTCCCTCTCGAACCCGTCACACCTGGCCACTGGGAACCAGCCCTCTGTAAGAAGGCGACCGATCCTAGACGCCCCTATCTGACAAATTACAAGCGTGGCTACTTGCTGTATCGCCTCCTACAAGGCGCCCGTAATTCAAAGATCATCGGTCTATCAGGCACGCCGCTCATTAACTTCCCTGAAGAAATTGCGATTTTGATTAATTTGCTCGGCGGATATGTCCACACAGCCTCTTTCACAGTCACACCGGCATCAGAGAAGAATAAGAAGGTTCTTCAAGAATTGTTAAAGGAGAATCCTTATGTCGATTTCGAGGAAGTTCGTATGGAAGGCTTGAATATGTATGTCATGATTACATGTTTGCCTGAAGGAATGATGAAAGTAAGAGATTCCAATGGCACCTTAGGCATTCAGCGAGTCAATCTAGATACGGTGACTCCTACAATACAAGAGAATACAGCCCAAGTCATCGCTGCTATCTCTGCGAAAGGCTTGACCGTAAAAGGCGAGGCCACCTTCAAGTCAGAGCCACTTCTCCCACCAGTGGGCCAAGAATTCAGAGATAATTTCTTAGAAGTCGATGGCACTACTCTTAAGAATAAGGTTGTCTTAAGAAAGCGCATTCAGGGTCTCATATCCTACTATCGTGGCAGCAAGAAGGAGCTCATGCCTGCCGTCATAAAGGATGAATTAGTAAGAGTCCCTTTTACACCTTATGCGCAGAGCGAGTATCTTCGTGTTCGTGGCGAGGAACTCAAACAACAAGAACAAACTAAGAAGCAAAAGCCTGCGGGTGGAGAGGCTGGCGCAGCGGCGGCAGGAAAGATGGGCAATCTGTGGGCTGAACTCTATGAGCTCGCCAAAATGAAGTCGCCGAATAGCTATCGTATGTTCAGTCGCCAGACATGTAATTTCGCCTTCCCTGAAGGAATCACTCGCCCTCGTCCTTCCAACCAAAGGGATGTTACGGCAGAAATAGGCGCAGATAAAGAGATTGTCGAGGCAGCTGAAGTTACTGTGCCTTTACAAGACGAGCTTCCATTGGGTCCTGAGGAAGATGATGAGGGAGCTGCCGTCAAGGAGGATGAGGAGATAGATGAGGGGGAGAAAGGTGCCTTTGTAGAAGAGGCAAAGGCAGCTGGAGATGAGGCGGCTGCTGAAGAAGCTGTTACAGAAGGTGATACAGTCCTAATCAAAGAGTTAGAGGCAGTTGCTGGTGCTCCCTTGCCTGGGGCTGTCGCTGCGACTGCAGGAGCAGCCAATAAAGGAAAAACTCTCACTGCCATGAATGTTATGATGCGTCAGCGGGCGAAATTAGGTGAAGATTGTAAACGCGGTCTTGCCCCAGGTGAAGATTACTTAGTCGCAACGGCGAGAGCCAAGAAGTGTTTGAAGAGTTTTGCCAATAATAAGCTGCGTTTAGCTGCTCCTGGAACGCCAATAAATGGCGAAACTGTTTCAGATCCCGCTCGCCTTCAGAAATACAGCCCTAAGTATGCCAAGATTTTACAAAATGTTCTACAAGCACCTGGAAGCAGCTTGGTCTACAGTCAGTTCTTAGACATGGAAGGTATTGGTATTTTCTTAGTTGTCTTGGACATCAATGACTTCCAGCCAATCAAGATTGAATCTGCCGATGGCAACCTCAGATTTACCAAGGAAACACTCGCCAGTTTGAAGAAGCCAACAAATCGCTACTTATCTTTTACTGGTGGAGAGGACCGTGATATTCGTTCTATGGCACTCAAGGTCTTTAATGCCAAATTTTCTGATGGTGCCTTCCCTGAACTTCCCAAGGAGATGTCAGATGCCTTGGTGGCCGCCGGTTTCACAGGAAATCTTAAGGGCGAACTATGCCGTGTTTTCTGTATCACGAGCGCAGGCGCCGAGGGCTTGTCTCTAAGAAATGTGCGTAGAGTTCATATCATGGAACCATACTGGAATCCTGTTCGCACGGATCAGGTGAAGGGTCGTGCCGTTCGTATCTGCTCTCACATTGACTTGGAGTTAGAGGAGAGAAATGTAGAAGTTTTTACCTACTGTTCAGTCTTTGACGATAATGCATTGGCACATCCTGATGGAAGTACGGGTTTCCCTCGTATAGATATGACAGTTCTTGGTGGAGATGGAATGAAGCCTGCGGAAGCGGTGAAGGCGGGTTTTACAGTTCCTGAGGGGGCGAAAGACTATGTCGTCACCTCAGATGAGTATTTATATTCTTTGAGTCAGAATAAGAAGAAGCTTCTACAGAATATCCAGGATCTCATGAAGACAAGCGCCGTTGATTGTCAGATTAATCAATATGAGAATGAGGAAGATGGTCTAGGATGTATTGCGATTTCTGGAACTCCTGAGAAATATGCCTTCCATCCTATCTTACAGAAGGATATAGCAGAAACTAGCACGATGTTCAAGGAGGAGGAGTTAGCTCCTGTAGAAGTCGATCTTGGTCCTTTAGAAGGAGCTCCAGCAGAAGCTCCAGCAGCGGCTCCTTTGGTTCAGAAGGCAGATGCGCAAGCCAAACCAAAGGGCAAGAAGCTCAGAGCACTCCCTTTTACACATGAGGGAGTAAATTACATAGCTGTTCCTGTCGTCGAGAGGGGTTCAACTGTAAGATATGATATTTATGGAGAATCTGATGCGAAACGCCTCAAGGTTTTAGGAACTATGGATGCCGACGCCGAAGGAAAACCTATTAAGGAAAGTTTGGTTGTCTAAGAAGGTAACAAACTCAAAGTTCTCCAACGCCCACTGCCAGGTTCTACGAGCGGTGGATCTACCCATATAGATTTTCCATCGTGAATCATCATCTGAATATTCATTTCCCAATCCAAACATTCTCTCACTGGCAACAAAGTCTGCGACAACTTCTCTAAGAAGCTGCGGCGGAGTAACATAGAATCACAACAACGAAAGACAAATTGATGTGGTGGATCATATAACTGTGTGGGTCCAAAGTAAGATGGAGCATGCCCTGGTGGGCGAGTGCCTACGCCTTCACCTAAACTTATGTAATCCCATTCCTTATGGGCCATAGCTATAACACTCTTCAACCTGGGTAAGAAATCTTCTCGTAGAATCACATCAGATTCAAAGAAAATAGCACTTTCTACACCATCTTCTAAAGCCATAAGTATAGCCTTATGAAAACTGAGAATAAGGCTAACCTCGGCTTTTAGAAGACGAGCCGCCTTGAAACAAAGTGCCGTATCTGATCCAAACCGACTCTTATATGGATCATACACCTCAAAGTAAGTTTCTGAACTGATCTCGCTGCCCCAGGGTCCGTGGACGAATTTTACCTTTTCAAGAGGTATTCCACGAGCAGGCAGATGCTTGAGTAGGAGCTGATATCGTATCGGTTCATACTCAGGATTACATAAAACATATATGTTAGGAAGCCAAAGGCTTTCGAGCCTTTCGAGCCTTTCGAGCCTTTCCATTTCTATTTCTACAAATGCGCATTTTAGACCTCATCTCCATCCTCTTCCAGTCTTCTGGCATCTACATACAATTGCTGAAGACGATCCTGCGCCACATCCTAATCCAGGATTTTCAGGTGTTCCTACACATCTAGCACCATTCCAGTCTCTAGGCAACTCACTATTCCACGGTCCGCCACCAATACCTCCACAGTATCTCTCACATGTGACCGAACCATTGTTTCCATACACATTTTGCTCAGGCACTGCTGTGCTATTATCGTGCGTATAGACCTGGTTATTCCAAGCAGAACCAAGGGCTCCACATCCCTGGTCTGACAAACGACCGTATCTATCCCAGTCTGAATTATTGCCAGTCCAGCATTCGCCATAATACTGAAGACCAAAGTTCTTCATTCCAGCCTGTTTCGCACGATTCGCACATTCAGCCACGGAATTCACATTACCTAAGCGATTGGCCAAGGCACGGTCGCCAGAATCTCTGAAACATCCTTGGTATGAGTAGGAGTTTGTTAGATCATTTGGCAGATTGGGGATGGCCCAACGAGAAATCCAACCTTGGATAATCTCATTCTTTAACACTGTATCTGTATCAAGGTAATTTCTGAAGCCGTGGATCCAGGCTACATCGCCTGTAAAAGAGGGGACGGTAGCATGAAATCCAGAATAAATTGTTGGATTTATAGCGCCCATAATTAACATGCCAGAGTTGGGGAAGGGCTCTTCACGAGGATTGCCAATCACGACTGAAGGACCAGGTGATCGTCCAGCATTGAGTTTGGCTAATAGCGCAGCACGGCCAGAATCTGATTGTATATTTACTAGAGGTTCTACATTACATGTAATCTTTGTAATGCCATAATCATTTCCAATATACTGAATGACGATAAGATTCCAGTCGTTCATTTTTACAAAATATTCGGCTTGGAACTGACCACGACTGGTTCCAAATGATAATGCATAGTGCCCTCCGTTATTCTTCAAATACATGCCGGCCGAGTATCCGCGGAAGTTACAGTGGTGGAATACAGAGCCTGCTCCTCCAACTGCAAGATTTGCGATAGGGCGAATGAGAATTGTAATAGTTCTGAAGGCATTGAAGTGAAAGTAGGCATTTGTATGCCAATAGCTGCTTGATATAAAAGATGCGAATGCCTTTTGCCCAGGAACAGCTTCTCTTAAGCGTGGATCTGTTTGATATACGACTCTTCCAGACATAACATCAAAGCCAGGTGTAGGTGTTCCTGTATAATCAATAGCAGCCTGGCCATTCCAGCGCTTCTCAAAGAAACCAACGCCTGTTCCAGCTTGACCATTGGGTCTAGCACAGATTTCGTATTGGCACCAAGGCGCCAAAGGTTCCTGTGTTAAATACACATCTGATGATTGAGCCCCTGTGACCCAGCCTGTTGTAGGGCGATACATCCAGAAATGTGCCGCTGCCTCTCCATAGCCTTGGAACCACTTTGTCACGAAGATATTTGTTTCTCCTGGATTGACATTGTAAACAGGGCTGTAATACACTGAAGGACCCTGGTATCTCCAAGAACCCCAATCAGGTCCCTTGCCAGCGTTTTCAAAGGGATTCTGGTTCTTACTTAACATAAAACCGTCATCCGTTGTGATTCCGAATATGACCTGATTATCATTTCGGTTATTAGTGCGAAGTTCAAAGGCACTGGTATAGGCTTTATTGTTTTGATTTGTAAAGTTGTACTTATTTATCATTTCTGTCCATGTCGCAATAAAGGGGAGAACTTCACCCGCTGGACCGGCTGTAGTGGAAGTATCCTTTTTCAAACGCAAGTCGCACTTTAGGATTACAACAGGGGCGCCAGACTGAGCAATATTAGTTAGATCAAACCACACTGTCTCGGCACCACGAGTATCCTCGTTCATAGGCAAATCAGTGCCTGGGCGAGTTGATTGTGTGGAAGAATTTGTTCCCACAATGCCCATTAATCCGCTTACATTTGTTCTCTTCTCGTCAGAGTTTGCCTCTAAAAGTTTAGCAAATCCACTCGCTAAGAATTCTCCAAATCTCTTACCATTCCACTTAGCTAAAGTCGGTGCCGCAGTTCCTTGAGTTGTGCCACCATTCTGTGCCCATACTTTCTCGATACACTTGATGTTACCAGCATTAATTACCGTATCAATCGCCATTTCAGAACAGAAATCATAGTTCTCAAACTCGCCTGCGCGAATACATAGATCTTTCGCTGCTAAACCAATCTTTTCTTGTGGATGCTGCGTGTTTTTCATTAGACGGCCGAAATCATCAAGCGCAACACTAATATCGGCAACTGATCCATCTTTCATCAGGCCAGCTGAAAAAGGCATGAATGAGTTATAGGAATTATAGGCAGGATTTGTCTTTAGCGAAGAATCATAGGAACCTGAAGACTTTTTTAAGGCCTGAATTAATGTGCCATCTGGGCTACATCCAGCATTTTGCGCAGCCTTTACTACACAATCCCTCGTCAAAGGCATTTCCATACAGTTGTTCAAATCATCGAGGCTGCCGAAGCCCTCTCTCACTGTGAACGCCTCGTTCAAATTCCCCTGTCTGAATGATGTGAATCCTTCGGCAGGGCAGGCTCCACCCGCCGAAACAATATCCTTCGTTAAGCAACCAGCCGTCGTGCTTCTTGGGTATCTCGCAGCACCTTTCACTGTAGGTATAACGGCACCTGTAGTCTTACAATATCCACAGACATCTGCGTATCTGCCCAACAGGGTCAATTGTCTACACTTGCTAGCATTTGCGCATATCTTTGCGGCAATCTTCTTCTCAGCTTGACCCAAATTCCAGAACCACTGTGCTCCGCCGGCCACTTCATCGGGACTACCTGGTTGTCCAAAGCTGGGACCTGCTTCTGTGCCTAAGGCGCCTTGACTTATTTCTGGATATAGTCCTGTAGAAGGCTTGTAACGCCATCCACACTTAGCGTCATAATTTGTCGTATTTATCTGATCTTGCCGTAGCTTACGAAGTCCATCAATATCTTTGTATGATCTACATTTAGCAGCTGCGGCGTCGGAAGAGTCCTTGTTTATCTTTGTATTATCAAGAAGACTGAATGAAGCAGGACTCGCCGCTTTTAAAACACTATCAGAAACCCGTGACATATTGACTGGATTTGTATTTCCTATAGTTTGAGCTTCATTCGCAATGCGATTTAAGTTCAAATTATTCCCGCTCATTCTCTATTTAGTCGCCTGAATATTTAAGAAGTCCTTTTAACACAAAAATTCGTGACGGCGCCATTGGGATTTGTGATTCTTCTACTTGCGCGATTCTTAATACAGCCACCTGATTGCCAGAAGGTATTATATGATTGACAATTTGGATCATTATTACACATATTCTCAAGATTCTGGATTGTCTGACCTGAACCCCAGCAGGCAATATCAGAACCGCCATGATCCCACCCTGTTACACATGAATAATTGGGCGTGACATGCGCAGGAGAACCACCGCCGACATAGCATAAATTCTCCATGTAGGCATTCGCAGATACATAAAATGGATTGGGCGCATAGACAATGGCATTTCCACTTGCTCTTTGCGTAGGCTGTGTTGCCCTATATACTCTATCATTCACTGTTACAGTCACTTGATTTCCCTTACAGTCAAGACGGAATGAAGACTTCTGATTTATGGGGATTGGATCAGTATCTATACCCCAGTTCCAGTCTCTAGTATCTCCAACACGAACATGTATGTTTAATGATCCAGGAAAGAACCATATAGCGGGGGTACGACAACCGACCGCATGCCAATCGGCATTATTCGTTGTAAAATGGATGATATTGTTCCAGTGCTGATTTATTGCTCTTGGAATGATGGTAAATGAAAGTGTATAGTCCTGTGTTAAAGCGACTTGTCCTAGAAGTTTACCCTGTTCTCTTGCTAAATCAATATTCTTAGGGAAGGGGAAGCAGTTTGTTCTGTTGTCAATGACATCATTGATAGAATTCTTAACTACAGTTGCGAGAGGGGGGTCAGCAATCTTCATATTAAAACATTTCTTCCAGCTGGTTCTACGACCGCCCTTGTCATCCTCGATATTCACATCAAGGCTGCCAACCGCCTTCATAAAGACATCTGATAAATATGTCTTAACGGCTTCAATTCCAGAGAGACCCTTGTAGCCGCCCGCAACCCCTGTTAATTCGCCCATAGCATTAGGAGATGCATCAGGATTTAGAGAGCCTTCTGGTCTACAGAAACCAATCGTGTTTCCAATGACACTCGCAAACTTTGTATCTGCGTTCTTGTAAGCACGACCCACCCTCTTACTCTTCTCAGACTGATTCAAATACAAATAAGACATACATGCCCTGTCAGGGATTCCTCCATTTAAGAATGAATCGCATGGTGTTCTAATATCTATTCCCTTACAGCCCATCGCAATCTCAGGATCTGATTCCACATATTTCGCCTTTTCTTTGATCATATTCAAGTAATTCGCTATGTTAAAATTTCTGTCAGCTGGGGGATTCTTATACCAAGTTCCATTTGTAGAGCAACCAGCTTGTAGAATTGTCTGTTTAACACAATCATCTGAGTAAGTTCCTGGACCCTGGCCTCTTGGGTTCAAGCACACATCGTCGATCAAAAGTTCCGCACTCCCCTGGCTCTGAACGAGAGGTCCAGAAGGACAATCAAAGGCCGCCAATTGGTCGGTCTCAACAAGCGTAACTGGAATGAAACCCTTCAAGTTCATACTGGTCTTGTCGCTCTGACCCATGAGCTTTGTACAAAAGACCTTAACACCATCAAAGTATTTCACTCCATTGCGACGAGGGGCGACACCAGAAATTGTATCTAACTCCATAAATTTCTCAATAGGCAGCTTATAGATGCCTTGTGAGGCAGTAGCGCTTACAATAGCACCATATACATAGGGTCCACCGTCGCTTTGAACAGAAATCTGAATACTTGTACCTTCTTCCACTCTTCCAATCTGGACAGCGGAAGCAGAATCTGATAGAGATAGAAAATCACTATTGAAGCCATTTGCGAGTGAAACCTTTGCCTTGCCAGAGCCCCATAAATATAGTGTAAGAGGTTGCTTACCGCCGGAAGGAGGGATCCAGGTTGATTCTTGGTCTGATACACAGCGTCCACACTGTTGCCCTATTTGGTGAGAATCACGACAGGCCTTGCGCTTTCTGAAGGCATCATAATCAGCTTGATTTATCGCTAGAACTGGCAATGACTCATTGTCCTTATTCGCTCCAACACATATCGCACTATCTACGGAAGGTAAGGCACGAGCAAATGGATAGCCATTATCTATAGCGGTTGAGATCGCCTCTTGCTTGTCTTTCTTGTATACAAGCACGCCAGTTGGTCCAGTAAATGATTCGCCGGTCTTTAGAGTTCCAGAAGTAATACACATACCACAGTTCTCATTGAATTGACTATCGCTGAAAGGATTAGTAGCCTTTCCCTTTTCCTTACACATTTTGATCATTCCCAAATAACTAGATTCGTCATCAATGCGAGGACTTACAATATTATCTGGCATTTCTTGTGTGTAAGAACCTGCTCCATCTGCGGTAGCAGTTGGCATATTCAATGCGACCGCTGTCATATTTCTAAGAGCTCTCGCCTCTTCCTGGGATATACCAATAGTAACCGCTGGGTTTCCAAGGGGGTTTTGCTGCCCAGCCAAAGGATTTGTTCTATCCTGAATACTGTTGGCCAATGTTTCAAAACCTTCTGATCCAAAGGATCCAAAGGAATAATTATACACATAAAATGCTAATACTAGGACTACTAAGACTATTCCTAATATAAGAGACTGGTGCCTCATTCTAACTTTTACCATCAAATAATTAACTTCGGTTTTTATCAGTTCTATAGATTATCGGGGCGCAAAACACCAGTCGAATCTAGTTCGCGAGTGATCACACGCATGGCCACCTGGACCTGATGGCTCTGATTGAGTAAGCGTCCTGTTGCGAGCGTATTCGTAACAAGATATCTAGATAGATCAGTCGCCGCATATGCGTCAACGATTCCACCGAGGGCGACGGGTAGAAGGCCGCCCGTAATTGTGGGGTCGGTGAACTTTCCACGAACAATCACGGCATTGGCATATCCTTGATCATTGTAGGAATTCGTGAATATAGCAGTGGCTCCTGAGCCGTCGATTACACCGGTATCGACAACTAAGAGACCTGCGTCGCTCTGTAGATGCGGCAAGAGCTCGGCGAGCTGTTGAATCGCATTGCCGGTTGCTGCCACTGACCAAGTCAAATTCTTTACACTAATACGATCCCCCTTTGACACAGTCCAATGGTTGAAATAAGTCTTTGATTTGAGCCAGTAATAAGCTGAGCCACTTGTATCAACAGAGGCGTCGGCCTTGTAGAAAGTTCCCGCCAAACCTGTGAAGCTGTTTGTGGATGACATCGCAATCGTGGGGTAGATTTGCCCAATATCGAGTGTATCTGAAGCAGTGCTTAGAAGGCCACCATCAGGTCTTTCAAAACGGAAGGAGAGCTTCTGAATTGTCGCTAGAGGTGTGGGGGAATAGACCTTCTGACACTTCAAGAACTTAGGAATCATCGCAAGAAAACCACGCTGGTTGGTTATACCCGTATCAGAAATCCAGTTGGCATCGTATTGTAGGACAGCGAAAGCGGAATTCAGACTGTTGTTCGTGCCATACACATTATTGTCGAGCTCTGGTATACGAACCTGGATGTATGGGTAAGAGAGGATGTTGATGTTTCTTTCAGATGCGTATTCTGTGGCACTAGACTTACTCACCATTAGGTCAAGGCCCTCACCTGGCATAATGGCCTTGATGAACTCAACACGAACAATGTTACGGAACTTGGCAGTTGAGGTGGGGTTGAGACGAAGGCCAGTGGGCAGATTGGAAGGGTCGAAGTTTACTGTGAAATTATAGCGAGTTTCTTGGGAATTGGAGATCCAGTCACGGTCACCGCTATACACGAATAGATTGAGCTCGTTTTCCTTGTATGTAATTGTGTCTGGCTCTCTGGTGATGATCATCTGAGCGCCTGATGAGCGAACATCAACGGGGGGTTGAACCTGATTACTTCTTCTATCAAGAGTCTGACGATCGCCCATGAATAGACTGCGTATATCCGGGGGAGCTTGAGTCGTAAATACAGAGGATGCGGCTGCGCGCGCAGATAGAGATGCGCGTTCTCTTTCGGCGAAGGCAGCGTCGGCCTCCTCTGATGCCCGCTTCGATCCACGGCTGAATACATCAGTAGCCTCAGCGTATGACTGCTGGGTCTGTCTTTGCGTGAAACTTGTCGCACTGATGTTCACAGAAGGCCCTGTGGCAGAAGAAGCAGAAACACGAGAAGCCTCTTCCTCACGGTCCTTCTTGATTCTCTCAAAGACATCCATTGGTACTGGACCCTCATCTTGGAGGCTGATTCGGAAATCTTGAATGGGAGCACGGGCCTTCGTTTCCTGGCGTGAAGCTTGGAGCTGGGAAAAGGCCGTGCCGACATCCTGCTGCATTCTTCCTGAGGACGGTCCTGGCGTATTCTCGATTTGGAGCTGGCTTTGGCCTGAACTTTCACCAGGACCGGCTTCTATGTCTGAGACAACTGAACGGCCATCTGAGACTTGCTGGCGCTCGATATACATCAAATAATCAGGTAAAACAATACGGAGAACTTCCTGATTTAATACAGTTACAGGCTTGTTTCCCTGAACCCTCTGGACTTCGCCCATGTAGTGCTTCACCGTATTTATCAAGCGAGTCGCCTGCTTTTCTGTCAAATCATTGCCGGTCCGACGACAGATATCATTATACAAAACACGTTGAAGCATAGCCTCATTCTTTTCTGAAAAAAAGGGTTCCTTGGCCATTCTAACTAAGAATTGACCTTATATTTAGGTTGAATAAAACCACTTGCGCATCTCTAACATAAATTTGTCAGTGGGAGCTCGGCGACAGAAATGTTGGAAATTTTCACCCTCCAACATACATACAATGAAATACATACAGAACATACCACATTCAGATTCTTTTCTTTGTAAGCGGCGGCCATTAACAAGTAGCTTAAGTTTGGGTTCTTGAATAGTCAACCATTGCATGAATTTGTCCACCTGTCTCGGTGGTTTCATTCCATAAGAATCAAAATAGTAAAATTCCTTTTTCTTAACATTGATAAAACTTGCGATCCAGTGAGAACCTCCCTTGTTGTGGGGGTCCAGATTATAGACAATTCCAACACAGTCTTTTCCTTTCATATCTTTTCCATCCAAATCTAATTCACACATTTCTGTGATTAGACACTTTTCCTTGTCCTCACCATAAGGGTCGGCCGCAGCGAAGTCAATAGGATAAGGACCTAGCAATTTGAAATTAGGATAGACATCCTCATATTGTATCAGAACATCGCGAATATTATTCGTGTCTAACCACGCATCGGGATCATCTTTCCAGGAAGAAGGCATTTCAGGTCTTAGATACTTACTTGCGAGCCGTTTCTTCTCATCTTCAGGCAATGGAAGTGCTTTTAGAAGACTATTTTGATTTTCTGGAACTACACCGAGATGTTTTGCCAAATCGACCATGACATTTTCTTTGACTCCGATTCCCTTTACACTGGCAGCCTTATTTAACACTTCTACCGGCAGGCAGCCATTCTTTGATGGTTCTACACCTGGATGGCATTGTGCCAAGGATCTACCCTTTGTCAGCTTCCTAGTCTTTCTGCTCATTCTAAGTCTAAGTAAGAAAACAGAATGGCGAGCGTGTGTAATACAAATCCTGCCCCCCCTAGAAATACAGTCATCCGAGAGATTAACAAGGACAGCCCTTTCTATGCGGCGGTTGTTCTGAATGCCCTGATAATAGCAGTCATTGGCGGCTATCACTTATATAACTTTGTGGTATAGTTTTAGAGAATGGCATCAACAGTAACTTCAGGAGGAAGAGCTGCTGCTGGTGGAGCTCCTTCTGCTTCTACTTCTACTTCTGCTTCTTCTGCCTCTTCCTCTTCAGGTACAAAAAATGAATTAAGAACGAATGGGCATATGTTTGGTATTGCCTTATCTGTTCTCGGCGGTCTTGGTGTTGTAGGCGCAGTGGCCGCCCAAGCCTTCGCCATAGACCACGGTTCAAATCAGAAACCCATTGATGCGAACAATATCACAACAGTATGGTCTATTATCATTGGAGTAATTCTCCTTGTAGTAGGAGTTGTCTTTTATTTCCACTTCGAAACTGTAGGAGGTGAAAACAAATACTTATATGCCTACGGTCTCGCTTTTTCATCTTACATTCTGGCGACTGTCGCATTATACATGTCAACAATACAAGTTATAGTAAGAGAAAGCACTAATTAGATGGAGTCTACCACAATAGGTCTAATATTATCTATTTTAGGATTCGCAGTCTTGCTTTCGATATTCTCAGTTAATCTGGCAACTAACTCAAAACTACAGTCATCTGACTACGGACTCCAGGTTACTTTACCGAATGTAATTGGACTTTTATTAATTATGACTGGAAACTTCATGATGTTCAAAGGTGCTACTGATTTTTTCTTTCATCTTATGATTCCAGTGACGGCAATAGGAGGGATTTATGTCTCTCTTATTTCCATTATGAATTCGGCCTATATTATGAGATGGGAAGGCAGTTAAGTAGCAATAAACCCAAGAATTCTGTGCTGAAGGCGGCACTTCCCACTCCACTTATCCCCATCATTACGATTCAAGAATGATATTCCATGAATCTTAACGGCCACCCGAACACGAGTCCCCAGTTTCAGATCATCCGCACTAAGTTTCTTCCACTCACCATCCTTGAATATGGAAATACCTGAGGAAAGCGAAGAGGCAGAAGAGGCAGAGGGACAGTGTAAATGTAGGTGATTATCCTGGATAATTGGCTGGAACCCACGCACAATATCATCCTTACTAAACTCGCTCTTGAACCACCCGGCCTGGTGATAAGAAATCGCATTCACAATCGTATCCTGTAGTGTATTCAACTTGATACTCGCCAAGCTTGATTCAAACATGTCTAACACAAGCTTTCCGGTTGCCGCATTATACTCAATAACTGGCAAAGGTGGAAAGATGAGTGATACGAATGGAAGTCTGAACTGTGTGCCAAAGTATGATAGTGGTGCCATTGGCTTCTGTGCCCCCTCACCATGTGAAAGACGAGCCCATGGACTGCCTATATTGATATTTCCGATTTCGACCTTCTGAATTGGTAATTGCCATTCCATTTTCCCTGGGTTATATATCTACTAAGTGTTTTAGCCCCTAGCCATACTGGCCAATACCATATATACCCCATAGGTCAATCTAAAGGTCTCAGGCATTAATCATTTAATATGTCTCTTGGGCTTTCTATATGTTGGAGAGGGCCTCCCGGATCTGGAAAGAGGCACGCCTTACAGTCACAATTACAGCAATGGGCAAAGTCAATTGGCCAGCTCTATGTGATAAAAAAGCAGCTCTGGAATGCGCCTCTACACAGCGGCGATGTGGATACTACCGAGGCTGATGAAGAATCTGATGAAAAGGCCTTGCTTCCGATGGAGGTAAGCATCATGCACTGGGGGTTCGATGTGTCCCGCATGTCACTACAAGATAAGCAATATGTGAAATCTATTCTACAAAGATGGGGACGAGGAAGTCAAGTCTTATCCTCAGGCCATACCCAGCGTTGCTTGGTCTTCTATCATGCTCATTTACTCAGCAGTGAATCTGTCCTCTTTCTACAAGCTTTCTTAGAGGAGAATTATCAGGATACAATCTTGTGGTTGACGAGCGAGCAACCCTTGCCTCCTCGTCTCGCAGATTGGTGCGTTGAGATTCCTGTAACATCACAAGGCCGAGATTTGTCATTAGAGAGAGTAAAGCTTTCTGCACCACCTACAGGCCTTTCTAATACGATTGTGACTCTAGAGGATGAAATTCTCCTCATTTACAATCACTGGCTTTCAACACCGGCGACTCTTTCAGATGTAAAACGCATTCGTGCCATTGTCTACGGATTGCTACACAGAAATATTCGCTGGACTGATGGTTTCCATCAATGGCTCTTTGCGCTAGATTGTATCCCTTTGACACAGACTCAGAAATCTGAATTAGCTAAGATTTGTATCTCGCAGCCATTCACAGGCTCAGGGCAAACAGTGCCATCATATCGTATACCTATTTTGTGGGAGAATTATCTTCTTTTTATACGAAATGCTCTGGCTAAGCCTCGTGAAGAAAAGACTATTGAGATCCCGTTAAAAAAGACTATTCGTGTAAAGGCAAAGGCGAAGGTGAAGGCATGAATTTAATATTCAATATAACTAATGAGCGTCCTTGAGGGAATCGTTCAAAAGCTAAAAAAGGGACCCTTTGAGTGGGTGAGAGATGAGCCGACTGCCGAGGATTTAGAGCATATCAAGAGAGAGGGTAATTCACCTTCTCAATTTGACCCCCTTGGCCTAAGAAGGCAGATGACTGATGATCTCGCATCAGGTAAGGCTGTTCTTAAAACTAAATCAGGACCTTTCGCAAAGGTTTTAGCGATTGTTTATCCCGATACTCAGATTCCTTGGAAAACTTTGGGACAGATCTTCTCTGCCTTCGGTCCACCTTCCAAAGGGAAAGGCAAATGGCGTGTAGTATGGTTCGCACATCCTAAGACGAGAGTTTTCCCTCCCGCTGAGGCAACAGCTACTGAAAATATAACTCAGCAAATCAAAGCACAAACCATAGGTCTAGTACAACCACAGCATATAAATGGTGGCTATGCCTACGCTTGTGCTCCTGAAACAATAATTATTTACAGAGAGGAAGAGGTTGAGCGAGTCTTAGTCCACGAGCTCTTACATGCCGCTTGTACTGACGACATGTCCAAGCCAGAGTGGATGCGTGAAGTTCTAACTGAAACCTGGGCTGAGCTTTTCTTAGTTGGAATATTGTCACAAGGGTCAATGAGAAAGGCAAATAAACTCTGGGGGATTCAGGCGCAGTGGATTGCCGACCAAGAGGCGGTTCTTGTAAACGAGTATCAGATTACAAAGCCTGAACACTTCCCGTGGAGATATACAGTGGGTAGAAGATCAGTGTTAAATAGTCTCGGTATTAGATTACCGCAACCATCGGCTGATCCTAAATTTATGCTAGGATCTTCTTTAAGATTCACGAGCAATGCGTTGTTATATTAATCATTGTTTATCTAATATGGTTATGGAGTTCAAAGAAGAATACATATATTATATAAAATCCATTGTAATCTTTGTTATAATGTATTTTATTTATAAGAGATATAATAAATTATATATATTACTTGGACTTCTTTTAACAATTCCTTTATTTCTCATGTATGAGATGTCCGACTTGCCTTTGTCTTTGCCCACTGCGTGGCTTAGCCCACTAGCGTGGCTTTGCCCACTGCGTGGCATAAATGAATACCAACTATGGCCCTCTGACAGAGGATGGATTTAGCCATCGCGACGGCCGCCGGCTTCTTGTTTAAAACAGTTGATGAAATCGAAGATATTGATTTCATCAAATCGCCAGCCCTTAAGGAATACATAAGATCTCTTTCTATCGCAGTATTCAGTATTCTATTCTTGGATAATACATATATCTCATGGTTTCTGGCGCTTTGTGTCATACCAATATCATATTATCTTAAACAAGTGGATACACCATTCTGGAAGTCTCTCGTTCCTTTACCCTACCTAGCACTCCTTTTACACAGTCAACTAGGCTTACCAAGCTTTTTATCATTACTCTCAAGTATCATTCTATTTATAATATGCGCCTTTGCCTGTGTAGTAGAGGCAGTCGTTTTTCCTGAAGAAGTAAGTTTAGTAAAGCTCGGCACTCGTATAGGACTTATCTTTGTATTTTCGTCTATTATATATTTCTTGAATCCTCAGCCTTCTACAACAAGTATTCTTTGTATATGTATTGGATATTGTTTATCAAGTAGTATAATTAAACTTCTTATAATGGAACCATCTGAGATTATTCCTGCTGAAGAATATGAGAAATTCGCAGAGTCAAATATAGATGAAATTATAGCCGATACCCTACCAGCCTTGAAAAAGGTAATCAATGAGGCAATTCTTATAAATAAGGAAGTTCTGCGACAAGCGATGACCTTCCTAGTTATTTCCTTTCATACTCTCGTTAATAAGAAATCTGACGAAAGCCAGCTAGAAATTGCCGTGAGATTCGTGAAGGCCAAGCTTATAAGGTTGGCCGAAAAGCTAGATCTGGATTGGTTAAAAGAATTTGTAGAAACCTTTCCAGAATTCTATATACCGAATTTAGAAGTTGAAAAGCGACGCCTACTAAAATATACTTCATAAATAAAATGTCATTAGTCCACGGTGGTGTAAAGTATACAAAGGTAAGGCATGCCATTCAATGTAAGAAGTGCCTTGAAACAATTGAAAGCAAGAGCATACATGATTATAAGACTTGTTCTTGCCAATCAGTGGCCATAGATTATGAAAGAATTCTAGGCAGCCCATCAGATTACGAGGACAGGTCTGTGTATCGTGCCATTATTCAAAATAAAATTATTTATAGGTCTAAGAATATGGACCAGTGACCTTATACATGGAAAGACTTATATGTAGATCTTTTATAGCTTACTTTGTTGGCTATAAAATTGGTAATGAAATCTTCAGAGCTACTAATTCTATTTACTATACCCCACCTCCTCTATTCTCTTGGCGCTTAGATAAAAGTTGATATATAAGAGTTCTTGAAGAATAGGTCCAAACAATGGGTGTAAGAGGATTGATGGGATATTGTAAGCGAATACAGAAACCTGTCAGCGCCAAACGCAACTTAAAAATAGGAATAGACGCTTTCAGCCTCATATTCCTATTCAGAGAAGAACGAAACGCATTTGAAAAATACTTACAAGAGCTCCTCGATCACGACCACACTCTCACCTTCGTCATGGATAAGCGAGCCCAGAAGGAGAAAAAGGAGGTTGTCGATGAGCGCAAGGAAATAAGAAAGGAAGCCAAGGCAGAAGCCTCCCAACTAACCTCTTTTACACAGACGGATGAATACGCTGATCTAGATGATGATCAACGCAGACTAGTAGCAGCTGCTCTTAGTTTAAAAGAAAGAGACGCATGGTGTTTATATCCTGAATATGTCAAATGGTTGAAGGGTATGATACAGAGCTTGGGCATTACCTTAGCAATCGCTCAGGAAGAAGCTGATTCTTATCTCGCAAAAGGCGACTATGATGTAGTTGTATCAAGCGATTCTGATTTATTGATTCTTGGAGTAAAGGCTCTTTGGATTCCTGGTAAGAAAACAGAGATTCTCCGTGAGGATTTCTTGAATATTCTGGGACTCGAAGGTGAACAATTATACCAACTTGCCTATATGTGCGGCTGTGATGTTCAGCCTAGAAAAATAGTAGATATTCAAACGGCAGTAAGTCTTCTGCGGTTCTATGGTAGTATCTTTAAAGTATATGAACGACTTCCAGCTACGATTTCGAAAGATGATATTGATCAGTATATACGGTTGAAAGAATCTGTGTGGAGTATATAGAATGTTTTATAGGGAGGGGAGTGTATATAAATTATTCAACAGGGACAGAGAAATAAGTGGTCATTTTAAACTTCTTGAGAATCATTATACATTTTTAGTATTTGAGGATAATATAATAGTACAAAAAAAGGATATCACTGAAGAAGATGATGCTTTTGAACAAGCTAGCCGTGAGCCTAATTTATGGTTTATAGAAGCTACAGAACCTCAAACACCTCCTAGAAAAACACCTAGGAGGCATTCTAAAACACCTAGAACAAGGGGGCATTTGAGAAAGTCTAAGAAGACTCGTAAGAACAGAAAATAGCTGCGGGTAGAAAAACTAAACGAAAAATTAATGTAATTTTTCTTTTTGTCTTTTTTAATTACCACTTAACAAGCTTCGCAACTTACCAAAGGTTATTGCTTCGCAATTTACGCCGTCGCAACGGGCTTGTCCTTCTTGAGGTAGTGGATGTTGAGATACTTCTGGAGGTTGAAGTATGTGAGCTTGTCCTCGGCCGTGAGGTTGAGGAGCTTGAGGAGGGGCGCATCCGCCGTGATGTCGTGCTTGTTCTTGAGGTTCTTCTCCTTGACATATGTCGTGATGAACTTCGTGACATTTGAGCGGCTCTCCTGGGAGCCCGCCGCACGGCCCATGAAGGCGCAGAGCGCAGGTGAGATGTCCGTGGGGATCTGGAAGATTGACACACGGGCAGGCTTGCCCTCCTCACCCTCAACAGGCGCCTTGCGGCGGCGGCGCTTGTCGGCGAGCTTCTGGACACGGGCCGCCTTCTTCTCGAGGCGCTTGGCCTCTGAGATGAGCTCAGAGACCGTGTCACGAACCGCAAGGAGGCGGGCCGTGATTGACTTGGCCTCCGCCTCGAGGCGAACCTCCTCGACGACCTCGGCGACCGTCTCCGTCGCAACGGGCGCAGCCACCGCAACAGGCGCCGCAGAGGCAACAGGCGCAGCCGCAGCCTTCGTGGCCTTCTTGGGCGCCGCCGCAACAGGCGCAGCCGCAGCCGCAGCTACAGGGGCCGCCGCAGCGGCCTTCTTGGAGGCAGGCGCCGCCGCAACGGGCGCGGCGGCAACTGTCTCAGTCTTCTTGGCAACAGTCTTCGTTGACTTGGCAGCAGAGCTCATTATACCAGAGGCGGAGGAAGTAGATGAGGACATTTTACGCAGGACTTATTGTTACAGCGAGCTGGAAAATCACTTTTTGTTCGATTATTTACACCGGGCCCTTCCAAATTGGGGTGCGTTTACTTTTTATTTTGAAGTCTAGTCATTTCACGACCTTATAAATCCGTCTCCGGAATAGATGGATCATACGGTCTGCCTTAGTATTAAATCAAAGAAGAAGCCTACCGAGAAATGTGTCGCTAAAGCTGTTAAAGGGGGATTCTGCGCTAGACATAGCAAATCAAGAGTATTATGGTCTTCTCCTCCAGCTAAACCAGTCACTCGCAGACAAAAAGCTGCTTCAGAAATGATTCTAAGATTCTGGCTTCGTCATGGACGAAAAAGGTTGCGAAAAACAATGGGTCCATGTACATTCGCAGTAGAGGCAGCAGAAAACGAGTCAGATTTACTAACTCTTGAGACAGTAAAATCAATACCACTTACCTACAGATTCAGCTACATAGATACAAATAATGCCTGGATTTTTGATATAAGATTCTTCATACAACTCCTCCATCATGGAAATGAATTAAAGAATCCATTCAATCAAACACCTCTTACACAAGGCGTTATAACCCTTCTTCAGAAACGCATAGAAATCTTACGAACCAGAGGACAACCAATTATTTATTTAGAAAGCGGCGTGCTTTCCCCTGAACAAATCTGGAATCAGAAAGTATTAGATGTATTTCTGAAAATGAATTCTCTAGGATTTCCAGTGAATATTATCTGGTTTGATCTTATGACTGTTCTCACACATGAGCGATTTTATACACATTTATATAATCTTTGGAATCACCATCTACAACTTTCAGATGAACAAAAAGAATTAATGGTGCCTGGCCATTCTTCAGGCAGGGCGCCATTATTTAGATGGACTCCAGAAGTCTTAACCGCGGGACCTAGAGAGTTAAAATGGTGGAGAAAATTGACTCTTAATCTAATGAAGTCTTTCCTCGAAAGAGGTCAAGATCCTGTTACACAGAACTCGAATGCCTTGACAATTCTTACATCCTTGGCGAGCTGCCATAGATATGTGGCAGAGGCTTTTCCTTGGCTCACTTAACTTACTGAGCCGTGACTTGAATTGTGCTAGTCGCAACAGATAAACCGAGCTTATTCTTCGCCTGCATTGAAACGGTATACACTGCTCCAGTTACGAGCTTTGTAACCATCAATGAATAAGGGCTTACAGGCTTGGCCTTGGCAACTGTTGTCTTTGCAACACTATTTACAGTAGTTGTATAACTGATATTATACTCAGTAAGTGCCAAGCCACCATCTGTTGTAGGAGGAGTCCATGTGACTTGGAAACTCTTAATTCCAGCGAGAACCGCAAAGGTTCTAGGAACACCTGGCACTGTTGTTGGTATAATAGGCTTGGCAAGACCAGCAAGGGAATGGCCTATGATATTCACGGCCTTTACACTGAATATATAAGACAGGCCGTTTGTTAGACCACTGATCGTCATAGGGTTTGTAATAGCTGGTATAACTACACTTTCTTGATTAGTACATGAAACTATATATTCGGTTGTAGGAACTCCAACAGCCGGCTTTGACACCCATGAAAGAAGGACTTGGGCATTTCCACCGACGACAGTGACCTTGGGAACACCTGGAAGAGTTGATGGTGTACAGCTGGCCATGTGAGATGTGCCGAGTGAGTTAGTCGCAACAACCGCAAATGTGTAAGAGGTTCCATTCTTAAGGCCTGTTACATTTAATGATGTTGCGTTGGCAGAGGCCGTATTAGCGAGCTTGTTGTCAGGATTACAGATGACCTTGTATCCTGTGATGGCTGGGTTAGAGGCAGGAGCAGTCCAGCTGACTAGCGCGCTCGCAGCCGATGGCACTACCGTGATATTCGTTGGCGCAGAAGGAACTCCCTCTTCTTCTATCACAACCTCTGGGCCAATAAGTTTCCATCCTTCTCCATCGGGGTTTGCTGCGAGGGAACCACCTACGCCTTCTCCAGCTGCAACTAATACCTTTCGTCCACCATAAAGAATACTTTTAATTCCCATTCCTCCTCCAGGGAATACACTTTGATTAACTGGTGTCCATGAGAGTAAATCTGAAGATTGTATAAGAGAAAATTCAGTTCCAGTTCCTCCTACAATATAATTTCCATCTAACGTTATGCTAAGTCCCGTGAAATTAATATTTGTATATACAATAGACCAATTTTCCCCATCTGTACTCTTTGCAATTTTGCCCTTACTACAAGCAAGCCAAACATAATCTACCATTTCAGTACCGACAAATACATTTGTGAAAAAATTTAGCGCTGTGCACTCTTGTCCTGGAAATGGGTATTTCGCTGAATCTGTATAAGCCCAAGTAATTCCTTGATCTCTGCTTATTACTAGACCTGATGTACCAGATAATGGTTTACCACCTGCGAGAATCATACGATTATTAGTAGTTAGAGTAGATGCGGCACTATAAGAAATAGTTTTAAACTTTCCTGGGGTTGAAAACTCACTTAGCACCCAAGTTTTTCCTCCATTATTACTTTGTGCGAAACGGTTCGACTCCACATTTACACCATTTAACATTGTAATATAAGAACCTGAAGCTACGAATCCACATGTATTGATATCGTTCACTAATAATTTAACTGTATAACAGGCGTTTCCATTGAAAGGTGTTTGGGCAGTTGTAAGAAGAGTCCATGTAAGGCCATCAGCACTATGTGCTATGGCAGCTTTTCCGTCTCCATTAGTTCCTACGGCAACCCAGCATGCATTACCATTTTCGTCAAATCCAAATTCAAGCCCATTAATGACACCCCCAGCTCCAAGTGGGTTTCCAGCAGGGGTCCATGTTATACCATCAACACTTTGTGCGAGAGAGTTTGGCCCATATCCTCCAGCTAAGAAGAAACTATCACCATACGCCAGAACATTCGCTGCGCCTCCAGCAAAAGGATCTACTATATCTCCTCCTCCACCTCCACCTCCATTTCCGTATGTATTATATGTAAATGCATCTTGAGAAAAGAGATTTGTTGTGCGTACTATATTGGTAGAATGTTCTGTATTATCTCCACCAAATATCCATACGCCAAGAGGTTGGCCAGGTATATATTCAGATTCGGCATATGTTACACAATTTGCCATAAAATCATTCGAAAATGCTACACTTGACCAAGTTACTCCATTTGGGCTAGTAGCAAAGGCGCCTAGACCTTCGGAATTTCCTCCAGCAATCACCCATAAACTTCCGCCACTTGCATCATGACCATATGCAACACTTATTACCTTTGTTAAATCAGTTGTTTGTCTGGTCCAATTTACAGAATCTGTACTAGTTGAAATGAAATACTGAGTTTCAGTTCCATCGGTAGAAACTGCAAAACCTCCAGCAACCCATAGGATATTACCTGAATTATCAGAATTATAGGCAATTGTATTTACGAATCCAGCTAGAAATACATCACCACCTGTATCTGGATCCACTAATGTCCAATTAATACCATCGGCACTTCTTAACATAGATGCTGCAGGGCCTTGACCAACAGCAACCCATGAACTAGTGCTGCCGTTATACTCTGTTCCAGAAGCAATTCTAATAAGTCTTGATAAACCAGACAAGGCATTTGCATTATCGGTACTTGCAAGGCGAGCATTGCTCCATGTTACACCGTTTGAACTTGTATATAGAATTGGCTCATCAACATCAGTATATTTATAACCAACTAGATTCCATCTGGGAAATCCACCATCTTTTCCAAAGGCAATCGCAGTAAAAATACCAGGTAATGTAAAGGCCTCATTCCAAGTTACACCATCTGAAGATGAAATTACAGTATGAGAATCAACTGCTATCATTCCACCATTACCAATCGCTAAGAACATATTATTACCGCTTGGATCTTGACCGAAGGCAACATCGACCACATTATTTAATGGGCATGTTCTAGCAGTCCATGTAACACCATCTGCCGATGTTTGGATGCAATTAAGACCATGATCTGATCTAGAAGTAACGCTTACCCATAGAGGATTTCCACAAATATCAAATCCTTTGGCTATTCCATTAACTGTAACATACTCTTCTATAGTAACGCCACCGCCACCACCTTCACCGCCTTCACCGCCACCACCGCCTTCACCGCCACCGTTATGGTCACCTCCTATGGCAAGTGTATTACCCTCTGAATCTACGATTTGTGTTAGTATATTTGAGGCAAATGTTAAAGTATATATAGTCGCTGTTGCGAGCACAGAATTATCTGATGACATTGATTCAATTATTAGATTATATGATCCTGGCGATATTTCATCCGTAGAAGAATTAAATATACCCATTGTTACATCAGAAGGAGTAACAGAATAATTACGAAAAACGGCCAATGTTGAATTTACTAATTTTATATTTATTCTATCTATACCAGCAGTTGAACTAGGTGTCGTCCAGTTCACACTAATGACTTTAGCGTTCAATGAGAACGAAACGTTGCTTACAGCGAGTGCCATTGTATATTCATTGCGATTCTAATAATATTAGAAGAGCGATAAAATGGATTAAGTGGGTGTCGCTGTCACGCTATTACTTACACCTGAATTGCCCTGTAGATTTGTCGCCTGGATGCTGAAAGTATACGCAGTTCCCCGTAAGAGTCCCTTTACCATTAGGAGATTAACTGCCTTCGCCTTCACTACTGTTGGAGTACCAGATCCAATGGCATAACTAACCGTATATCCTATAACAGGTAAGCCATTGCCATTTGGCGTGTTCCAAGATAGCTGAACACTCCCAATACCAGCAAGTGCTGCGAGCGTAGGAACACCGGGAACATCACCAGCTATGACAGGCTTAGCAGCACCAGCAGGTGATGTTCCTGTGGGGCCTGTGACAGTGGCTGAGACCGTGTATAATGTTCCCAATGTAAGGCCTCTAATAATGGCACTCGCTCCAAATGTTAGAGCAGCCGCAGGCACATTTGTAGGAATCACCGCATTAGGAGGAGCAGCAGGAGAAACAGAAAAGTTATAGTATGTAAGGCTGCTGCCCTTCTGTGGCTTGCCTGAGACCGTAGCGAGTATAGAGCCACCATCTACGCCACGCACCGCAACCACCTTAGGCGCAGCTGGGGGAGGGCCTGGAACAGACGCAGCAGATGTAGCAGACATTCCATTCGCATTAATCGCATGGACTCTGAAAGTGCAGGGTGTGCCATTCTTTAGCTTTGTAACGACGAGTGATGTCGCATTCGCTGTCGCTAGATTCGGGAGCTTATTATCTGGGTTACAGAAAACTTTGTATCCTGTTACACCTGCTGTAGTAGAGGGAGTCCAACTTACCGTGGCTTGGGCAACGCCAGGCACTACCGTAACATTGGTAGGGGCCGCTGGAAGTGACATTGTATATTTACTGCTTATACTATAGTCTAGTAAAAGCGGAAAATTAGACTTTCTATGTAGCACTGATTGATTTAGGCCACGGTCACTGTTATTACCTCAGTGGCAGCGGATAAACCTAACTTATTTTTCGCCTGCATCGACACGGTGTATGTTCCAGTGGCAAGCTTCGTAACCATCAGTGTGTAAGGGCTTACAGGCTTAGCTTTAGCAACTGTTGTCTTTCCAGCAGTCGTATAGCTGATGGGATACTCTGTTAAGGCTAAACCACCATCTGTTGTAGGAGGCGCCCATGTAACCTGGAAACTCTTGGTTCCAACAAGAACCGCAAAGCTATTAGGAACGCTTGGAACTGATGTTGGTATAACTGCCTTGGCCGCACCCGCAAGTGAAGTGCCTATAACATTCGTCGCTGTTAGACTGAATATATAGGGTCTGCCATTCGTTAGACCACTTATTGTTATAGGGCTTGTAGGATTTTCAGGAAGAACCGCATCACTCTGATTACAGGTTACTGCGTAACTTGTTGTAGGAACTCCAGCGGCTGGCTTTGACACCCATGATAAAGTGACTTGTCCGTTTCCGCCGACCACCGTGACCTTTGGCACACCTGGTAGAGTTGATGGCGTACATCCAGTCATATACGATGATCCTATCTCATTCATAGCCACTACAGCGAATGTGTAAGAGGTTCCATTCTTAAGACCTGTGACATTCAATGATGTGGCATCTGCTACAGCCAGATTAGCCAGCTTATTGTCAGGATTACAGTAGATCTTGTAGCCTGTCGCGCCAATTACTGGAGTCCAGCTCACTAAGGCACTTGTCGCACCTGGAACAACAGTTATATCTGATGGAGCAAATGGAACGCCTGTTGGATCTCCAAGGGCAAAACGGAATGGACCTAGAGTCACTAGTGCAGAATTACCTATTTCATTTACAGAAGCAACTGTATATGTAACATCTACATTAGCGTCTAACTGTTCGGCTTTTGTATTAAAACTTCCAGGGGGGCACATTACCTCAAGTTGAGAAATACCGTTGTAAAGTATTGTAAATAAATATCCTGTTATAGAGGAACCACCATTATCTGTAGATTCATCCCATAGTGTACTTATTCTGCGCTCAGAGTCATTCTTTTCAAGAACTCTGAAATTCAAGGGAACAGAAGGAAGACCCAATACCAATATTTGTTCAGTAATTGCTGAAAGAGAATCTCCTAACTGATTCACAGAAAATACACGAAATGTATATATGCTTCCTACAGTTAGACCCGTAATAGTGTAGGTCAGATTAAGCGTTGTTGCTACATCTACATACTCGCCTAAGACATCTCCATTTTCATAGATCTGATTCATACTATCAACTGGGTAAACAACACCCTCTGTAGGAATTAGACATTTCTGAATACGATATCCTGTTATGGGATGGCCTCCATCATCAGGAGCCTCCCATGAAAGTTTTACAGATTTATCTCCTCTTCCAACTACAATCACAGGCGCATCAGGAACTGTCTTCGCTGGCGTCACGCTATTTGTTACTACTGAAGAAGCACCTAGGGAATTTTGTGTTCTAATACTAACTTCATACTCAGTTTCATTTGTAAGACCTGTAATACGGCATTGATACAGAGAAGCATCAGCTGACAAATCAATAATATTAGTGCCATCAAAAATAGTTATTGTATATCCTGTTACTTCGTTTCCAGTATCATAGGGAGTTTCCCATGTAAGAAGTGCCCCATTATTCTTAGGAATTAGTCCAACATTGGTTGGTTCACTTGGTTCTTTAATCGCACCAACTATACTCAAAGTTACTTCAACCCCTGTAGAACTTCCATACTCATTCTCAGCAACTACCCTATATGTATATTGTTGATTATAATCTTCAGATGTAACTTCAAATACTGCTGGACTACCACCAAATGCAACATCCACGCCATTTCTAAAAAGTCTACAATCAAATGAAGATTCCCATTCCACGGTTATTTCAGTGCCATATCTATAGGCAATTACATTTGTTGCCGCAGGTGGAGCTAAAACTATATCAACAGACGCAGAAGCAGAAGATGTTTGGCCATATGAATCTGTCGCAGTCAAAACTAGTTCATATGTTCCGTTTGTTAAACCATATGCTACTAAATCATTAATAGAGATTGAATACGCAGAAGAATTAATAGGGATTTCAATAAGTACAGAGGGAACAGTAGGACATGTTAGTTTATATAGAGTTATTTCGCCAAATAGAAGAGCAGGGGCAACAAAGTTCAATTGTAGAGAATCTGTGAATGATGCATTGAGGCTTGGCGACAATAGACCGAATCCATTAAATGGTAGATTTACTGTTGTTGGTGTGGGAGGACCCTGATCTGCGAATTGTATCCCTATGCCAAATGTAAGTGTAGCACCTGGTGTTAATAAACTAAGTACAGAATTTACTAAATCATCTACCGTAATAAGTGTTACTTCACTCGATACTCCATGGCCAAAGGCTAAACTTCTGCTAAAAGAGCCAATTGATATTAAAAAGCTTTCCATAGTTCCTGGACTTGAGGTGCCCCAAGTTAATTTGATTCCTTGAAAAGGTACTACTTCTGCTGTAAATGATGAGATTTCTGGACGACGATCTCCATTTCTTTCAGATCCATTTTGATCATATATAGTGTTTGTTATATGATTTACCATATCTGTTGGATCTGAGCTCCAGCCAAATGAATCATATGTAACATCAGAAGGCCACCCTGTAAAATCAAACGATCCTGATAATACATGAAAAGGTACAGCAGGATTACTATATTCTGTTGTTAGAGTGAAGGTGAAAGTTTGGACCTCACCTCTATTTATTTCTTCAGGTGTGAATAAGACACTAGTGTAATTTGTGCGTTTTCCAGCTGTAACATAATCTGATGAAACCTCATAGGCATTTAATAAACTCGCAGGAATTCCAGTCCAGCTGAGTAGTATACCAGCAGCGCTTTGACTTATTACTAAGTTTGAAGAAACTGGTGTGCTTGCTGACACATTTACAGACATTATTTCTCCAGAGCCTAATGAATTCTTTGCGGATATAGTAAAGATATATGATTCTAATGTAAGATCATTAACATCGTATGCAACGGCTGCCCCCCCTATATCATTATTCATGCCAATTCCATTATTTTCAGAATCTGACCATGCCAGATTGTACCCTGTGATTGAACCACCTGTGTCTGCTGGTGGATCCCAAGTTACATGCGCTGTTCCTCCAGATAAAACAACCGTAAGATTCTGAGGCGCACTTGGGGCATTGAAAGTTCCATTTATAACGAATGGTAGTGTAATTTCCAATGGATCAGATTCTCCATATTGACCTACAGCTACAATTGAGAATTTTGGAGTTTTTCCAGCATAGCTAGAATTTACTGGTATTTCGGCACTCCTATTCATTGTATCTACCGTCGTAGGGGGGCTTCCAACATCATTATATACTTTATACCCTGTTAATTGATCCATTGAATTATAGCTCCATCCTAATTGTATTGTATTATTCGCAGACCAATCTTCAGGTGTAGTAAAAAAAGCACCTGTAGGCGCATCAGGTTGGATATGGCGTGTTACAGAGTTTGTTGTAACAGCCGAAGTATTGGCGCCGTTTGAATCTGTAAAATATAAATCGAAACTAAAGGTGCCAGATCTTACACCCCCAGCCCCCAAATCAGCTAATGAAATATCAAGTGTAGCAGTCGCTCCCATCATTGACATAGTAGAAATATCAATACTCTTGCTAAAATTGGTATTGGGGATTACAGCAGTAAGACTTGCGACAGTGGGATCTGTTTCAGTCTGAGCATATGTAAAGTTTATATTTACAGAATCACCATACGCATTTGTAACCTCTACAATCGTTGGCGCTTGGAGACTAGACATTTTATACTACTCGCTCACACTATATCGGGGCTTGGTAGGGAATCTGGAAAATCCAAGATTTCATATCAACACACACAGACCTCTTACACAAAGCTCAACGATTCATGATAGGTCCTCTCAAACCCTGTAATTTATTGGGGAGATTGAACTGATTTCTTAGACCGAGCTGTAGGCCTTGTTGTCTAGTAATTTCTTGGTTATCACGGAAGAGTTGAGAATAATCCTTCTTACAGCATTTTGTAACTCCTGGCTCATTCTTAACTGGCTCTAAGAATGTTACACAAGGAACGACAATGTTATAAGGAGCTGAGCTGGGCGCATCAGAGCAAGCAGCACAGTTTAGGGCAGCTCCAATAAGAGCCGCACTTCTGTCTGCATTGTTAAGACCACTTACTACACCAGCATAAGTTCCGTGTATACCAGTGGGTACGCTCGGGACTGCTATATTTGCTATGCCCCCTCCAATCTTTGACTGAGTAACTGCTACGGGTGTGACATTTGTGCTAGAGGATGCCATGGCTTGGGCCTTATATGTTACGGCTGAAGCATCTTGACCATTCTTAAATCCTATTATCTTTGATTGACCTTTGCTCTGTTTTCTTAAATATTCGGCGTAATTCATTCTAGTACCCCGCCGCCAAAAAAAAGTTGATTCGCGTTTTGGCCTCCAAGGGTAAGTCCCAATCCAAGATGTCCTCTCCCATTGTTCAGCCCTCAGCTTTCTCAGTGTCTAAGGTTTCTATCTCCCAGCCCAAGGTTCTCGATTCAGGCGGCAAGCTTGCCTACCTGAACTATGGTGATGCTCGTGCGCTTGTTATGCAGACGCCCAGCCTCCAGAGCCCCTTTGGCATGAATGTATTTGACAAGAATGGTCCCCCCAAGTATTCTCTCGACCTCGCCCTCCGTGGCTACCAGGAGAACCCTAAGGTCAAGGCCATGTTTGATGCTCTCACTTCGCTCGATGAGTATATGATCGATCAGGGTGTCAAGAACAGCAAGCTCTGGTTCAAGGCTGACATGAAGCGTGAGGTCGTTGAGGCCTTCTACACGCGCACGGTCAAGTTCGGTCGTGACAAGGAGGGCAACCAGACGCCTTACCCGCCGAATGTCAAGCTCCAGCTTCGCAAGCGCCGTGATCGTGATGAGTTCGAGACGGACTTCTATGACGAGAAGTCAAAGACGGACCCGAATGCCAAGCCCCTCAAGGGCATCCCTGTTGAGGAGATGCTAGTCAAGAAGGTTGAGGTCACGGCTCTCATGCAGTGCACGGGTGTCTGGTTCGCTGGCGGCAAGTTCGGTCTCAGCTGGAAGGCGGTCCAGGTTCGCCTTGACTCAGTTCCTGCCAGCCTAGGCCGTGGCCCTGCCTTCAAGGCTGAGGATGACGAGGATGATGCTCCCTTCGTCTCAGCTGGCGGTGCAGCCTTCGCTGAGCCGGCTGAGTTCTCTCGCCCTGCTGCTTCTGCTGCGCCTGATGCGGATGAGGAGGAGGACGAGGAGGTCGCCCCTGCGCCGGTTCCGAAGAAGACGATGACGATCAAGAAGGTCGTCGGCAAGAAGTAACTTAAACGAATTACGAGTTAAATGAATAGGCCTGTGTGGCGCTTCCGATATGGTGTAACGGTTAGCATACGGCTCTTTCACAGCTAAGACCCGGGTTCAACTCCCGGTATCGGAATTAGAGTTGGTAGTCTCTTTCAAAACTACCAGTTGGCCCCATAGTATAACGGTTAGTACATGAGGCTTTGAACCTCAGAGCCCGAGTTCGATTCTCGGTGGGGCCTATAAGTGAGGATGTCCGAGTGGTTTTAAGCACATAGTGGCTAAACACAGAAGGAGTTGGCCTCAAGATCCAATGCGAAAGCTCAGGGGTTCAAATCCCCTTCCTCACATTTTTTATGGAATTTACAATCCTATAAAAAATGCTGCGTAATAAATCCTTTAAAAAGACACCCCTTTTACACAGAGCGAAGGGCTCTCTTATTTAAAAAAAGTTGGACCAACCTTCTTACACTCTTTATATTAAGAAACCGAATCGGCTTTCTGCGAAAAGCCTCATCGGTTTCTTAATATAAAAACTGAAAAAAAGTTGACGGCCTAAACCCTCCATGACATGATTGTGTAGGGAGGCGGCCCTACCAAAACGGGAGGATGTCCGAGTGGTTAAGGAGTCGGCCTTAAGATCCGATGCGAAAGCGCGTGGGTTCAATCCCCACTCCTCCCAAGGGTGTAAGAGAATTGCCTCCGCGTGGCACACCTGGAAACATGACCTCAAGTAAAAGGCTCATGGCTAAAATTCTCGTAGCGTTGATAGTTCAGTGGTAGAATAAGGGTTTTCCAAACCTTTGACGCGGGTTCGATTCCCGCTTGACGCATCTAGAGTTCGGAGTCACTCTTACAAACAGACCCAATAAGCCTCTTTAGCTCTCGCAAGAGTGCGACAAGAGGCTCCGCCTCTTTAGCTCAGTGGTAGAGCACCCGCTTTGTAAACGCCCAAAGGGCTGATCAATAAGCGGTAGGTCCTGAGTTCAATCCTCAGAGGAGGCATCCAGGGTTCGGCAACACCCTCCAAAAGTTTCCATCGCACTCTGTGCATAAGCCCTTTTAGCTCAGTGGATTAGAGCGTCCGCCTTCTAAGCGGAAGGTCGTGGGTTCGATCCCCACATGGGGTATTCTGATCTGTTTAGCATTGGGTAATGCTTTACAGATCCTTTCATCGCTTTAGCTCAGCTGGTAGAGCATGTGGCTTTTATCCTCAAAGAGGCATGGCACCACAGGGTCGCGGGTTCGAGCCCCGCAAGCGGTATTTTTTGTCTTTTTTTTCGTTATACAATAACTTAAAAAAATACCTTAATACAATCCCATCTTAAATCTGCTCACCACCAGAGCTTCTGTTAGGAATCTGATTCTGGTTCACATCAACGCCTGTGGCCGCATAACAGGCCGTGCATCCAAGGCCTATTTGAGAGACTACCGCCGCACCAGCGCCTGTCGGACGAGTGACCGCATGACTTACACCATCTACTGGTGTAACCGTCGCATTCTTCCATTGCTCATAGTAAGCATTTAGCGCCTTATTGCGATTTCTCTTAGAAACTTCAGATGCATCACGATTTGCGGTGCCCATTTTCTAATACTTACTTTTGATTTTTTGTGAGAACGCAGGCACGAGCCGGCGGTGCTGGAGGTGGTGGTAAAGGAGGACACTGTGTAAGAATAATAGGACGATTCAACAAAGAAGTAGAACATGCCACCGTTGTTTCTTGAAGCCGAGCAATTCGTGTGCCTTCATTCCCAAAGCGTAAACCCCGTGCCAGCAACTCTTTTACACGAGCCTGGGTAACACCCAAAGCAGAACCATAACAACCATATCTTATACTATCAATACGACTTCCTTCAGAAGGTGTTATATCTGTATTTACCGAATTCTTCTTACATTCACAATCATAAGATCCAAGATATGGCTTTACATATTTAACACAGTTCTTCTGATTTAAATGAAGTAGGCCATTCCCCGTATTAGCTCCCTCGCCGTTAAGAGGTCCTTGGCCGCAACAGGATTTCATTCTCTATCGTTGAGATAGAAATGGGCATGACCTTATTTATCGGAGTCTTAATACTCATATCCCTATTCCTTATATTCGCCATGAATTGGAATAACTACCATGCTGACTATCCTCAAGAAGGCTTTGCCAATTCAGAACCTTCAAAGTCAGATGTCGAGAGACAGGTTCGCAAAGTTCTAGATGATTTGACAGTCGAAGAAATCTGCCCACTCTATGACACAATACGCAAGAATATGAAAAAGAATGAAATGTCTGGTCCAACACCAGCCACAGCGGCTGAAGCTGATAGAAAGGTCGAGGCAAATCTATCTGTTAAGATTCCTGGTGGAGCCTTACCTTGCCCCCTTTTACAATATCCTAGAGAAGGCGCCAGCGACCTCGATTGGCTAGACTTTGTTCAAAAGATTCCAGTTGATTATGGCGCCCGGATTGTATTTATGGCGATCTTTGCCAAAGAATACTTGGGATCCACTGAGACATTAATGAAAGATGCTCTCGGTGGAAAGGGAAAGATTCCTCCAGCTGAACCAGAAGGTTTCGTAGTCTGTTCTCCCGATGTCATTGATTCAAGAAAGGCTGATAAGCTTAAGAATGCCAAAGCACAGCAATCGTGTGAGATGCCAGAAGACTTGAATCCTGAACAAATTAAGGAAGCTGTGACACTTGTGCTAAAGCAGCTCGTTGCTGAAAAGACGACCGTTCTCAAACGGAAAAAGATAGATCCACAGATTGACATACTTCCTCTCATCAAAGATGCGACGAAGTCAGCCGTATATCTTAACCAAAAGGGTAAAGAGGCAGAAGAAGGAAACTTACAAATGACTGGCACTATCTGAGCTTGCTCAGACGCCGAGTCTTTCTTTCATTTGCCTTAGCATTCTTAGCTTTGGCCTTCTTCTTCTCAGTTCGTGCCGCCTTCAGCTTCAAGAGCTCGGCAATACCGCGCTGATGACCCGAACAGCGCAAGCCAAAGGAAGGGATAAAGCGAGTAGGATGAGCACGATGCCTCTCACTAATATGATATAACTTACGGACTAAACAATCCAATGATGTTTGGAAATAGGACTTCGCCAGTCGCTTATCTCCAAAAATCAAGAGCCCGTAATACAAATTCAAGAGCGTATCTGGTGTTCCAACACGCATCTCAGCATCGCCATCAATCTTTAACAATGTGTAAGAGTGGCATGAATCTTCCTCAAAGAGAAGTGCGATAGGCTTTCCTTTGCGACTAACACGCACATAGTTATATAAATGATCTGATGGAGATTTCACATACTCAATCTTTACAGAACCATTTATTATGTATTTTATGTCGTCCGCCTCCTTTTCTGGGTCGGCACTCAGAAAGATAAGAGGACTGGCGGTTTTTGCCAAGGTCTCCAAGTGTGTGCGACCCTTGTCCCTTTCTAAAAGATCAACAAACTCAGGTCCTAACATCACAGACTTCTTTTTTACACAAAATTCTAAGATTGCCCTTCTGTCATTTATGTCAATTGGCGAAGTTGTAATCTTTGTGCTACAATCATCAATTGGATATTCATGATTTAGCAGTGTAAGGCGTTCAAATACCTTCTTCCACCGTTTCACTTCACCTCTTGGCCGACTTAGTTCGAGATACATCAACATTCTTAAGAAATCTGGATCGCAATATAATATTCCATCAACAGCCTTTGCGCGTTTTTGGAGAATTCCAAACATATCCTTGTTCATTTCTGAACAGTCGGCCACAGGGATGAAATTGACATAGACCTTTGTTGTTCCTTCATGCATACTTAGCTTTTTAGTTATATCATCAAATCCATCCTTTGTTAAATCATCAATCAATTCTTCTACATCTTCCTCCATCGAAGGTGAAAAGAAGTCATAATCGGGGACAGTTGTCTTGGGGTCATAGAAACGGCGCTTTTCAGGAAGTAGCGCATTAATCGCTGCGCCTCCGTAACAAACACGACGCTTTTTACGAAGAAATCTCTCTACACAATCAATGGCCTTCGTGACATTTGGATCACTCGCCACTGTAGTATCTATACGCCTTTCTGCTTCTAATACAACCTTCTCCAACTGTTCTATTTGCTTCTGAATAAGTGGCTTAGATAATAAAGGACTTTTGACATCTGGGTCCATTTACTTATAAGGCCTATTTTAATAGGTCTTGTAAGTTTTAGAAAAGCTTTATTTACAAAAGCGCTACAAAACTGCTACCATACCTGGCTGCGCATCAGGAGATACACGGGCGTTCATCTTGGCATTCGGGGCCTGTGGCTGAACCTGCGCCGGCTTCAAATATCTCGCATCCTTCTCCTTCAAACGCCATGCGAACCCCCTCCATTTTGCCCAAACCTTTTTGACCGCCTCAATATCCTTTGTCATGAAAATTGGTATAGGAATCATCTGAATTCCTGAACGAGTGGCAATATTTATAGCATCCTCTCCTGGCATGACTAAGGGGTCATCCTGTGTGGTCATGTGCCAGACAGTTCTCGCCTGGTCACTCCAGTTCACCTTACTACCACCAGTATCAGAAAGCCTCAAACTTCTACAGGCAGAACCAGCAGAAACACTCAAGCCAATATTCTGAGCTACGACTGGCTTCACAGTAAAATTCACATAATCCATGAGTTTTGGTTTTATATTATCATATGCCGTCTTGAGACCGAGCTTGGATTCGAAGTTTGTAAATATGATAATCTTGGATTTAAGATCGGTTAAAGGAACCTGTGTCAAAATGGCTGGCTCATTGGCTGAACGAATGGCCGAACCGTAACCGCCCACTGTAGTAAGGCGTCTGTTCTCAGGAATTACATCAAGTTCTTTTGCGATATTTGACATGAGAGTAACATATTTCTTTTCTTGCGAGATACGATCTGGCACATAACCCTCGGTCTCATGGATGTAAATTAGGATTGGCTCATTGGCTTGTTCAGGATTCTCATTCATAAATGTCATGACATTGTTACAGAATTCTTTGACAGAAAGTCCATTGGCGCTTAGAATCTTACCGTCGGCATTTCTACAAACAATGGCCGGCATTCCAGAAAGTGGCCACTTGGGAGGGAATTTGTTGTCATCTATGTATGTGCTTATTGGCAAGACGAAGCTGCGTATTCCAGCTCGGAGAGCAGTCTGAACATAAAAATCTGAGTTGAATAGCCCAGGATCTTCGGTTCCTATGTAGCCTCCAAGGCTGGCGGTTAGAGGACAGAGATTTACCAGAAATCTTTCGCCTGGTTCGAGACCGTTGATAAGATCTGAATACAGAGATTTGCGACCTTCTAGCCCCATATCTTGAAAGCCTTCAAAGCCTTCAAAGCCTTCTTGCCCGCCTCGTGTATAGCTCGTCTTAATAAGAGATACAGAATCATCCATTAATCGTGTTAAGGAAGAGCAACTGTTGGGACTTATCATAGATTTCTCAGCATAGGACTTCATCATTAAGACCAAAAAGGCAATGACGGATATAACAATAATGCCAACTAAAAATTTTACAATCATCTTTAATGTTACTGTTGGAGCATTTAATGGTTCGGCTACTTTTTCTAAATAGCTAAGGACTGCTCCCATCTAATTAGCGAGAACGAAAGTCCTAAACTCTGAAATTCGCATAATACGAACACCGGCCTCCCTTGCCTTCTTGACCTTGCCTGTCTCTTTTAGCCCCGACGGGGCGTCAGCCTCAGAGTCTGCTACGACAAGCACCGTCGTCTTCTTTGTCACAGCGGGATCTACAGACCACCCCTTCTCTGCGATGGCACCCTCTAAGACCTTATCACGGACACCTGTGAATACTACGAACTTTGTCTGGGCAGCCTCCTGTGCCTTTGGCGGCGCAGCAGTCTGTGCCTTTGGCGGCGCAGCAGTAACAGAAGCCTCCTGTGCCTTTGGCGAAGCAAACGGCACACTCCAAGCCAGGGCCGCCGGCAGCACGGCAAGCAGCTCCGCCAGACTCCCCTCACTCCACCCAGCAACACCCTTCAAAAGACTAGCAGTCCAGTTCCGAGCATCGGGCGCAAGAGCATAGAGAAGTCGCAGCTTTCTCTCACCAACGCCACGAGGCAGCATATTGCTTGCGATGAGCAACTGCATCTGCGTGGCCTTGCTCATACAGACTCGGAGATTCTCATACAAGGCAGGTCCCCGCCCAGAACCAATAATCTCACCCAGCTTCGCCACCGATGCCTTCCACACAAGAGCCATGGTGTTCAGACCCGCAGCCACCAGCTTGTCACAAAGCCCAGGACCCACACTCTCAATTCCTAGAGTCTGGAAGGCATGTAGAATACTCTCCTGCGCAACCGTGGCCATGGCATGCGTCTGATTCTCGTCCCAGGCCCAAGTCCCCTCTGGCATTGAGGCTGTAGCAGGTATGAGAACACTGTCAAGAGTGGGAATAACATCTCCACTCCGACGAATAATGATACGAGCCCCCGGTCCAATGCCATTCTTATGAATAAGCCCGGCATTGTGACCACTCAACCACTGGATATTGGCCCCACCGATCGTAACGGGCTCAATCTGAATGCGAGGAATGAGACATCCCTGACGACTGGCATTCCACTCAACACCAATCACGGTAGTCTGCTGCTTCTGCTCGTCAAGCGACGCCTTGAAGGCAATACAATCTGTGGGATTGCGAGCCTCGCCGCCACCCACCGTGGCAGGCACACAATCTGCTCCAACGACAATACCGTCGAGAGGATATTCTGAGCTACGGCGCCGAGTCACAAGAATATCCTTGGCGAGCTCCTCCGTGAGTCCCGGCGCAGCCACGATGCGAGTCCACGGCTTCTTCAAACCGTGATCGTCAAGCCAAGCACTCTGAGCCTTCCTCGTAAGGCCCGCAGGCTGAAAGACTTGGTAGGCCACGAAATGGACGGCGGCCAGTTCGGCCGTTGCGCTCCGATGGACCCAGCCGTTAATCAAAGAACGGCCGATGGAACCCTCAGGCGTAGCTGCGATAGGAAGAACAAGCTCGCCACGCACAGCGAAGTCACCTGTACAAAGCTTGTCCAATCCGAGACAACCAATGAGCGAACTGATCGCAACCCCTTTTACACCATCCCCCCGAAGATAAAGACTGCGCTTCCCTCCTTGTGACACATACAAGGCAGAGATTCCATCCAGCTTCTCTGTGATTAGGTATGACTTCACACCGGCTGAGCCCATGCGCTTCTTCCAGCGATCAAGGCCTGCCTCACCGTAACGAATCTTGTCGAGAGAACCCATGACATATGGCAAGAGGCTTCCCTTTGAGGCAGTGGCACCGACCAGATTTAAGAAGGGGTGGGCGGGAGAAAGGCGCCGCAGCTCCTCGAGTCCCCGGTCAAACTCATCATCTGTCATAGACAGATTATCAGTGTTGTGATACAGCCAATTCGCTCTTTGAAGCTCTTCAACTAAACGGTCCACCATTTTGGACCTTTGTTTTAAAAGCTGTCTAACTTCAATTTTTTACATACTGCTACATCATCGTATTTTTTCATACATTGTTCATATTCTTCTGAGGAAGTCGTCTCTGGCGAGGGTTTCTGAGGACTCATACCTACTCTAAGAGTCGGCTCGCCAAAGGCGGCACCTACCCTAGGGGTCGGCTCGCCAAAGGCGGCACCTACAATTCGGTGGCCAATTGAGTTTCCTACACCAAATGCAAGGCCTTCCTTAATTGTCTGTAAAAAAGAGGGTCTAGGATTTACAGGCACTTGCGCTACTGCTGATGCTGATGTGGGAATACTTACGATCTTCTTGTCATGGATCGATCTTCGTGGCATTCTACCATTAAAATGGATTTCTTTTGGAGCAACGCCACCATTTGAGCTTACGAGTCTTTCTGACAAGATCAGCGTCAGCAGTATAGTAGGTCTTTCCACACAGTAATAACGAAGATACTCTCGCATATCCCCACTGTTGCTGGGTCGCACCTGGACGATGGCCGGTGCGCCAAGCCGCCATTCCTCGGTTATACGATTCCTTTAACACAGACAACGGAACTCCTGTAACAGCCGCTCTTTCTTCCAGGCTTTTGGCTTCAGGAAACATCTTATTCCAGCGTTTTGTATAACTAGAACTCTTGGTTTTAACGGCATCCGTTTTGAATGGTGTATATGCCTTCGGGTTCTTGAAGTCTATGGAATGGGCCTTGATTTCCTTTTCCCTCTGAATCTTCTTCTTTCTGCTGAGCCCTCGATAGTATTTTTCTGGTTTGAATCTTCTGGTCCCCTTTGCCTTTGCAGCACTGCGTGTCTTTGGCGCACTGCGTGTCTTCGGTACACCATCTGCCTTAGTCATCTACAGGCCCTTTAGAATTTATTCAAATACGCTTCCATGACAGCGTCATACTCGCTAAACTTATCTTCCATCGTCAGCTCCTTCTTCTCCTTGTCAGAAAGTGCCTTGGCTTTTCTCTGCTTCGCAGCCTTCGTCATACTGGCTTTGATCTGTTTTTCTGCGGCCATCGGATTCGCCAAGACTTCATTGAAGAAGGAGCCGCATTGACTAACGGCACGAGATAGACGAATGGGATCTGCCACTAGCGACGGGGCGGCAGGAACCTTCCAGCGGGGCACTTCGCAGCAGATAATTGCCATCAGACCGAGACAATCTCGGCGAAGATTGGCAGCCATCCGTATTTCTCCACCTCGCCAAAGTCTAAAAAGTTCAGAAAATTCTTCGTTCATACGCACAAGGTTTTTAGATGAAAGTTCCTTGTATATTTCATATAAAACGGAGGCAAGAAAGTGCCCGGCTTCGGTCTTAGCCTTGCCTCCGGTCGATATACCTCTCTCTTTGGTGCTCATGCCACTGCCCTTCGTTTCCTTACGAATACGGGCATCTTCTTCAATCGTCCAACGAATCCAGAATAGTGCTCTCTCCTGCGCACCCTCCTGGACGGCCTTACATAGCTCATTTGACACAAGATATAGGGGAGGCGTATCAGCTTCAGAACTCCATACAACACGAGTGACTCGAGTTTCTGGTGAACCGGCCACACCTCGCAACCATCCTGGACGCTTAGTATTACTGTCAATCTTGGGCCAGACAAGTTTTGCTCTTTTTGGACAAAGTTGTAAGACCAAAACACATTCGGCGATATTGGATTGGACTTCTGGATGTGAGTAAAAAGACTCTTGGGGAAGGGCGGCGGCTCGTTTATCCAATTCTAGAATCCGTTGTCTCATATATACAAAGATTCTCGGATTTGCCAGGCCGATATGCTGGACGGCATATGAATAAGCTCCACGGATCCAAATATCGAGTCCGCCGCTACAGACAATATCTGCGGCGAAGTGTAAGGC